TTCATTGATAACTTGTTGATTATTAGTCCAAGAGATGAGATTACTGAAGTGGTGGAGGAGCAGTCAGGCACGGCTTCAAACATTCTTGATGTTGATCTGCTTGAAGAAACAGAACTTGATGAGAACGAATTAGAAAATGACGAACTTCAAGAAGAAATAGGACGGCTCGATATAGACCTTCTGAATGTAGATTTTCTGACTGATCTACTGAAAATTATTGAGGTTTCAGTTACAGAAAAAGGAGAGGCAGGGCAAATAGCGGGTGTTCAGATTGAGGGCATCATTCCTGGCTTTGACCCGCAGAACCAAATCTACACCTTTGTTGAGGGCGAAATTCTAACCATTTTCAGAAGTGTAGAGAACACCGTAGACCTTGAGTTGGATAAGGAGGGAGCCTATAACATCTCAATCCTTGCGGCAGGGAAAGTATTGGACATCACCGTTAATGGAGGAGGGGACAATGCGATTTCTATTAATCAGTCTAATTAGTTTTCCTCTTTGGGCGGCAGAAAACTCTGTGGACATTGACCTCAAAGGCAATTCCAGTATTTACATTGACCAAATAGGCTCTGGAAACACTGCTAGGGTCTGGTGCGGATTGTCCAACGGAACGTATGCCACGCACAGTTGTTCCAGTGCCACGATTGATATTGACCAGAACGGCACAGGAAATCTTGCTAAAGCATACTCGCAATACACCAATCACACTGGAAACGAGTACACGATTACACAAACTGGCGATGATAATATCGGTTATATTGATGCCGACGAAGACGATAATGAGTTAACCATTACCCAAACCGGGGATGATATGCAGGGTGAAATCTATATGTCAGGCGATGACAATGTTTACACTATCTCTCAAACAGGGTCAGGCGATCATTACGCCAAGTTTTATGCCTTTGGGGATGACAGCGCATGGACTGCAACTCAGTCAGGATCGGGCAACCACAACGCCTACATCAAGTCTTGCGGTAACTGTAACAACAACGATGCCACCATTACGCAGTCAGGGAGTGGCGCTAAAGATGGTGATATAGAGTTCAGAAACAATCCCGCCGACAACTCAACGGCGAACCTGACGCAGAGTGGCGACGGTGCTCATGTAGGAAATATCAGAATCGAGCAGGGGAATTACACGGTAAATGCTACACAGACCGGTGTTAGCGCGAAGGCGTACACGGTAATTCTGGATTGCACCACAAGCTGTAACAAAACCATTACCGTGAATCAGTTCGACTAATGAAGTTTGCGCTAAAAACAATGGCGCTGGTTGCGCTCCTTTCGTTACCGTTAGTCTTCCAATCAACTCTCACCGAAATTCTAAAGCTCAGGACGTTTGATTATTTTGTAGCTGAGTACGAGCAAAGCAATCATTTTGCTGTGCTAAATATCACAGAAGAAGATATTAAGCGTGAGGGCGGCTGGCCGTTGCCCAGAGCGCGGCTGGCAGAAATACAAGATAATTTGATGCAAAGAGGCGCTTTGGGGGTGGGCTGGGCGGTGGCTTTTCCACAGCCAGACAGACTCGGTGGCGATGAAGAGTTTGCGCGCTCGTTGCAGGGCAGCAACAGTGTGCTCGCAATGTATGAGAATCCAGGCTCTGGCTTTCCAGAAACCGTTGGTACGGTCATTATAGGGAATCCGGTTGGCGGCTACTCTGCATCAGGTGTTGTGCAAAACATTGAAGTGCTGAGTAATGTGACATCACAAGGTATTGCTTCAGCGCCACTAGAAGTAGACCAGCTAGTTCGTCGAATGCCGCTGTTGATGAAAGCACCAGACGGATGGGTACCCGCATTTGCCACGCAGGTTTTGAAGGTTCTTGCCAACGCGGATACTTACCTCATCAGGACAAATCCAAATGGCATTGAAGAAATCATCGTGCAAGGACTGCCTCCAGTAGCAACTGATTCATTGGGCCGCAAGTGGATTAGCTGGGTAAATACGCACCAGACGACACTTACTGAGATGGATGTGCAGGACCGATTCGTTTTTATTGGCACTGACGCTATGGGAATTATGCCGCAACTAGCCACGCCGGTTGGATTGCTTGAGCCGCACAGAATTCAGGCCGCATTAGCCGAATCAATACTGATAACCGATAGCCCATACATACCGGATTACGCATTAGCCGCAGAAGCAGCCATATTTGTTGTCTCAGTCGCCCTCATTTGGCTTCTATTGCACACGATGGGTATAACAGGCGGGGTTGTATTGGTTGGTGTTGTGATGGCCTTAACGGGCTATCTAGGCGTGTATCTGGTGCAGCATGGTTTGCTGATTGACGTTACATGGGCGCTAGTCAGTCAATTTATTACTGCAAGCATCGGATTTTATGTGAGATTTCGGGAACAGTACAAAGCCCGACTGCTTATCAAGCAGCAATTCGGCAAATACTTAGACCCCAGAATGGTTAAGAAATTGCAGGACAACCCTGAATTGTGCCAAGTGAATGGTGCGAGAGTGGATTGCAGCATTATATTCACGGATTTGAGAGGGTTCACAAGCCTGTCCGAATCGGTTGAACCCGAAATGGTTACTTACATAATGAACAACGTGTTAGATGTTCAGGTAAAAGCTGTGAATAAGTTTGGTGGTGTCACTGATAAATTTATTGGCGATGCAGGAATGTTCCACTTTAATACCATCATCCCACAGCCTGACCATCACAATCTTGCGTTGGCAGCGGCCATGGAAATAGAAGACAACATCATTGAATTGAACCAGAGATTCCAAGAGGAAGGCATACCGGAAATAGCAATAGGCGTGGGCGTCAATTCTGGGATTTGTATTGCTGGCAACTTTGGTGCGACAGATAGGTTTGCATTTAGTTTGATTGGCGACCCATGTAATATTGCAGCGAGACTGGAGTCGGCTACTAAAGAGGTTGGTGTTGGCACATTGATAGGAGAAGAAACTGCACAAAATTCCGACTATCTGCTAAAATCGCTAGAACCAATATCAGTGAAAGGCAAAAGTCAACCTCTGGAGGTGTATACGTGGGACTAAATCTAACGCTTGTAGTGTTGTTGGTTGCCGCTTCTGTAGGCAGTTATTTCTACATCAATATGCAGAAAGCCCAAATTTCGCAGCTTCAGGTTGAGCTTCAAACGGCAGTTAACAATCAAGAAGTATTAGAGTCAGCTATTGCCAATCAAAATAACCAGCTACAAGAGCAGCTAGAGTTACAGCGATTAAACCAAGCCAAAATTGCAGAACTGTCAGAGGCCAACGATGAGGCTCGTCAGGAGGTTAATCAACTCAGGAACACCTTTGCCCGACATGACCTGAATAATTTAGCTATCGCAAAGCCAGGGCTTATTGAGAAAATTGTTAACCGAGGAACGGCAAAGGTTCACCAGCAGTTTATTGACTTAACTAACCCAAGGCAATTTGATGCGACTCCTGCTCCTCAGTAGTTTTTTTCTAGTTAGTGGATGCTCTACGCTAGGAGGCTTGTTTGGTAAGTCAGCAGTACCAGTAGTCGCTCCAGTTGAGATCGTCACTATTACTGTGCCAGCACCCATGTATCACCCGCCTTTGCCAGAAGGTCTAACACCTTCCGAGATTGAATGGATTGTTTTGAACCCTAGTATTATGCGTGAGTACATTGAAAATTATGATGCAGGAGATGCCCCAGCCGTGGCGTATTATGGTCTAACAAGTCAAGCGTATGAGAGTTTGGCTAATAATCTGGCCGACATTCGCAGGTACATATCGCAGTTGTTGAACATTAATCGGTATTATCGGGACAATGACCCCACGAGAGAGAAAGAAGAAGAATAGGTTATACTAAAACTAACAAGAGGATAGATTATGCTTGGATACATAGGTGAAATAGTAGGAATAGTAACTGGCGTGGTATGCGCGGCTAGCATTATTTGCAGCCTAACCCCTACGCCAAAAGATGATGCGTTAATTGGTCGCTTGTATAAGATGCTTGAAATTTGCGCCATGAACATCGGCAAGGCCAAAGACTAAATCATGGCGCAGGAATATAGAAATGCGAACGGAGAAGAAGATGCAAGGTGTTACCTATCGTTAACGTAAAACAGGTTTACAAAGAAATATCTTCAGACGAGGGGAAAGTGCTTCATGCTTACCTGTGTAGTCAGTCGCATAAAACTGTGGGCATAGGCCACAAAGTGTTGGAAGCAGACGCTGAAAACGCCTTGCCGATTCACGGCACAAACGACGATGTGCCTGACGAAGAATGTATATCGGAAGCTCGGTGCTATGAGCTATTTCAAGAAGATGTCCAAATTGCGATTGATGGATGTGAGAAGATTTATGGCAACTGGGAAGAACTCTCGCAAGAAGTTCAACACATTTTAGTTAACATGTGTTTTCAGCTTGGTCAGGGTGGGTTAAGTAAATTTAAGAACTTTAAAGTCGCTATCGAAGACTATCAGTGGCAAAGGGCCGCACTAGAGATGATGGATTCGCGCTGGGCCGGTCAAACGCCAGAGCGCGCCGAAAGATTAAGAGCAAGAGTCGCAGCACTCTCAGGTACATAAAATGCCATTACAGCCAGTACAGTTTAAGCCAGGGATAAACAAGGAAAGCACAAGCTATGCCGCTGAAGGCGGATGGTTTGATGGCAATCTGGTCAGGTTTAATAAAGGCTATGCTGAAAAAATAGGAGGGTGGCAGAAGTATAATCTAGCCTCTTACGAGGGGAGCGGAAGAAAACTACACAACTGGGTTAATCTAGTAGGCACAAAGTTGTTAGGACTTGGCACTAGGTTTAAGTTATACATCCAAGAGGGTGCAACCTATAATGACGTTACTCCATTAAGATCTACTACAGCAGCAGGTGATGTAACTTTTGCTGACGGGGGAGTTGGATCGAATATTATTACAGTAACCGATAGTTCTAACGGCGCTGCTGCAAGCGATTTTGTTACATTTTCTGGAGCGGCTAGTTTAGGTGGCCTCATTACTGCCGACGTTCTTAATCATAATTATCAGATAGCTTCTATTGTTAGCGCAAATGCTTACACAATATTAGCAACTGATGCCAGCGGAACCTCTGTAACCGCAAACTCTAGCGACAATGGTAATGGCGGAGGTTCAACTGTAGGAAAATATGAAATCACCGTGGGTCTTGACGTATTTGTTGCAGGCACTGGTTGGGGCGCAAACCCTTGGGGTAACTCAGCGTGGGACTCAACATCTTCTTTAGATGAAAATAACCAGCTTAGACTTTGGTCTATGGATAACTTTGGAGAAGACCTGATTTCAAACCCCAG